GGCCATGCGTAACGTCTTTGAGCGCGTTATGGCCCCGAGCATCCCGGGTAACCGTGGCCCCCAGCGTTTTCAGGAAGGCATTGAGAGCGACACTGACGTTCCCAACGACTTCATGCAGGGTGCCTACATGGACACGTCTCCGGCCCCGACGCGCATGAACCACAACAACCGCGAGATGTTCTTCAAGTACCCGGAGCAGACCATGCGCGAGCGTGCTCACGTTGGCTCGGCGTCGTGGATTGAGGCTCCCGGTGTGCTCTCCGACTTCGTGACCGGCACCGTTGCTGGCGACGGTATGCCGAAGTTCGAGATGGTTGGCAACTCTGGTATGCACATGAACCGGCCCAACCCGGTTCGCGTCGACGGCTGACCATGACTGGCGGCTCGTCCGCCTCTAGCGGTTCTGCCGCTACCTCGGGAAGCGGGGCATCTTCTAGTGCCACCACCTCCTCCGGTGATGCAGGTGAGGCATCCACCGATGCTGGAGGTGAACTAACTGGCACGGAAGATGTCCCGCTTCCTGTTTCTCCGTACGCCATCGTTGGTGGGCACGGTAGGTGCAAGTGCTGCTTCGCGGACGGGTATACCCGTTGTCGACGCTAAGACAGGCTATGCTTGTCTGAGTGCGTATATCAGGAAGGTAGTCACTTGGGAATCAAGATACTCACCATTGACATTGAGACGCGCCCGAGCCTCGCTTACGTGTGGGGACTGTGGGACCAGAACGTCGGCCTCAACCAAGTTGAGGAGTTCGGTACGGTCATCTCATGGGCAGCGAAGTGGTACGGAGAGAAGAAAGTTCACTTCGCCAGTGACTACCACGATGGTCACGACTCCATGGTTGAACAGGCGTGGAAGATGTTGGACGAGGCTGATGCCGTTGTCGGATACAACAGCAAGTCCTTCGACATGAAGCATCTCAACCGGGAGTTCGTACTGGCGGGGATGCCCCCGCCCTCTCACTATGTGGACATTGACCTGATGCAGGTGGTCAAGCAACGGTTCAAGTTCGCCTCCAACAAACTTCAGCATGTTGCTGTTGAGTTGGGCATCGGCTCCAAACTCCAGCACGACGGCTTCGACCTGTGGGTGGGCTGTATGCGGAACGAGGAGAAGGCGTGGCGCACCATGAAGAAGTACAACATGCAAGACGTTGTGCTGACTGAGCAGGTGTACGAGAGGCTTCTGCCGTGGATCAAGACTCACCCGCATCAGGGTCTATATGACGGAGATTTGGACGCTTGCCCACGCTGTGGCCACAACGACCTAGTGATAAACCGCTACTATATGACCCGTACCGGTAAGTACCGCATCATGCAGTGCAAGGGATGTGGCGGGTACACCAAGGACAACAAACTCATCGAACGAGTTACCAATACCACCTTGTAGGAGAGGTTATGGCTGAGAAGAAAGACAGCAAGAGCAGTAAGTACACTCGCGGAGGGATCACCTTTGAGGGTTACAACAAGCCTAAGAAGACTCCCGGCCACGCCACCAAGTCGCACGCTGTGCTGGCTAAGGAAGGCGACACGGTCAAGTTGATCCGCTTCGGTGAGCAGGGGGCCAAGACCGCTGGTAAGCCCAAGGCTGGCGAGTCGGACAAGATGAAGAAGAAGCGTGCGTCCTTCAAGGCCCGTCACGGTGCCAACATCAAGAAGGGCAAGATGAGCGCCGCCTACTGGGCCGACAAGGTGAAGTGGTAATGGCACCACGCAAGAGCGCGTCCCCGCGCAAGAGTGCTCAGTACTACCGCAACAACCCCGACGCTAAGGCTAAGAAGGACGCCTATAACAAGGACTTCAACAAGAAGCCTGAGCAGCGCAAGAAGCGCACGGAGTTGAAGCAGGCCCGCCGTGACCGTGGCATGGACGGCAAGGGTGGCAAGGATCTGTCCCACACCAAGGATGGGAAGTTAGTTAAGGAAGACCCCAGCGCTAACAGGGCTAGAAACCGAGGGAAGAAGTAATGGCTGAGAAGAAGGTTTGGGAGAAGAAAGATCCCACAAAGAAAGATAAGAAGTTGACCCCCTCACAGAAGGCTAAGGCTAAGGCCTCAGCCAAGAAGGCTGGTCGTCCTTATCCGAATCTCGTAGATAACATGAACGCCTCCAAGAAGAAGAAGAGCAGTAAGTAGTCTGCTATTCTCTTAAGTACGTACGTCTGACGGGAGCACATAGTGCCAGTTGATTTTTGGTCACCAAGTTATAGAGCGAGTTCTAGCGACCTTACGGTTGCCATCTCCCCCCTCGGTCTTGTCGAACTTGCTGACGAAGAGTTTGAGGTTCATGGTCCCCGTCTAAACCGCTATGCCGCCTGCTGGGCTTGGTACCTCGGCCACCACTGGTCGCACCGTCGTGAGATGGGCGAGCCTAATCTCGCGTTGAACTACGTCCGCACTATGGCGGACTACATCACGAACTTTTGCTTCGGCAAAGGCGTCCAGTTCAAGACGCCTGAGGCCAACGGTGCGATCATCCCCCACGTCCTCCAGAAGGTGTGGGAGGTAGACAACAACAAGGGCAAGGTGCTCTGGGAGATGGGGCAGTTAGCCGGTGTTACTGGCGACTGCTTTGTCAAGGTGGCATACGAGCAGCCGTGGCAGGACACCCTCGGAGTTGTTCATTCTGGGCGTACCCGCCTCATCCCGCTGAACCCCGCCCACTGCTTCCCTGAGTATCACCCCCACGACAGGGACCGCATCCTCAGGTTCAAGTTGAAGTACCGGTTCTGGGGCACCAGCCCCGAGGGCACTCGTCAGGTCTACACCTTCACTGAGATCCTCACCGATGAGACGGTGGAGCAGTACATCAACGATGAGTTGATCGACCAGTACGAGAACCCTATCGGCAAGGTGCCGGTCATCCATATTCCTAACGTCAGCATCTCGTCGTCCCCTTGGGGGCAGGCTGACATCTGGGACATCATTCCGCTCAACCGAGAGTTGAACGAGAAGATGACTGAGATCTCGGACATCATCAACTACCACAGCGCCCCCGTGACTATCATCACTGGTGCTAAGGCTTCACAGTTGGAGCGTGGTGCCAAGAAGGTGTGGGCTGGTCTCCCTGATAAGGCTCGGGTGTACAACCTTGAGTCCAGTGGCGAGATGGCTGGTGCGCTGAACTATGTGCAGGTCATCAAGCAGGCGATGCACGAGATTACGGGTGTGCCTGAGACTGCTCTTGGTAAGACTCAGCCGATCTCCAATACCTCGGGTGTTGCGTTGGCTATTCAGTACCAGCCGATGATGAACCGCTACTACATGAAGCGGACGCACTTCGCTAAGGGCCTCGTTCAGTTGAACGAACTCATCATCCGCACACAGGCCGTTCACGAGCCGGAGTCGCTCCAGTGGAATCCCGCCGAGGCGACATTCCCCGAGCCTGATCAGTTGCAGGTGCTCGACCCCCGTGACCCGCTCACATATCGTACGTCTATCCATTGGCCTGATCCGCTCCCCGTCGACCAGTTGATCAAACTCAACGAGTTGCAGGCGAAGATGGCGATGGGTCTGGAGTCCAAGCGTGGCGCTCTGCGTGCTCTTGGCGAGGAATTCCCGAATGAGAAGATGGCGGAGGTTTCTGAGGAACTCCGCGATGACGCATTTGATCAGGGTGCCCTTGAGTTAATTGGCGCTCAGATATCCGCGTCCGTTATGGCTTTAACGGGTATGGTTACACCCGAAGGAGCGCAGCCTGCATCAGACGTAAAGAGCGCAGGCGGCTCCGACGTAACATCTGCCGGTTCCGCAGAAGAGGGATCGGGAGTATTGCCGGGGGTCCAACCCTCCGGTGATGTAGTAAATCAATTGGTGCAGCGGGCATACGGGGCCAACTTGGCTCAACGACGTGTGCCTGATTCGGACTAACTAATCGGAATCTATTTCAGACATATAAGCACGACAACGTGAGGTATTAACCATGTCAGGTAATGAGACCGGTGACGCTGTCACCATTGATAACCCTGCGGCGGCTCCTGAACAGGAAACCGCTCCGGCCCCCGCTCCAGTGAGCAAGAACTCTCGGATGTTCTCCGAGGATGAGGTCGAGGCCATCCGCCGTCAGGAAAAGGACAAGTTGTACGACAAGATCTCCAAGTTGCAGGAGCAAGTTGAGGTCTTCAACCACGAGCGTGAAGAGCAAAAGAGCATCGCTGAGGAAGCCGCCGCTAAGGAGGCAGAAGAGCGTCGTCTTCGTGAAGAAGAGGAGATGTCCGCCAAGGAACTTCTCATGAAGAAGGAAGACGAATTCCAGCAGCGCATCAACACTGCTCAGCAGGAGTGGGAGGAGAAGTTCAACGCCCTCCAGCAGGAGTCCGAGGCGCAGAAGGCGGTCCTTGAGCAGGAGCGTCGCTTTCAGGAACTGGAGTCGTACAAGTCCCGCCGCATTGCGGAGGAGCAGGACAACATCATGCCGGAACTTCTCGATTTCATCAAGGGAAATTCAGAAGATGAGATTGAGGGCGCAATTTCGGCTGTAGTTGCTCGCACGTCTGCTATTGTGGAGAATATCCAGCAGGCTATGCCGCAACAGCAGCAGCGCTTGCGGGGAGTCCCGGCAACGGGATCAACCCCAACTGGGCCATTGGAGAATATGACGGAGCAGCAGACCTTCACTTCGGCGGATATCGCCGGGATGTCGATGGAGCAGTACGCACAAGTCCGAGACAGGCTCTTGGCATCAGCCTCTTTCCGAGGTCGCTAATAACTCATAACCACTTAATATCCTACGGAGGATAAAACCATGGCCCTTCCCGCACCTACTGGTGGAGCGATTACTGGTGCCGATCTGTCGGCGGTCACTACGACCGGCTATTCGTCAGACGCCACCCTTTCGCCCGCCATTCAGCAGATCTGGTCGAAGGAGATCCTGTTCCAAGCGAT